GAACGACAGTTCACTCAAGAGTTCGAGTGTGAGTTCTTAGGATCTGTTGATACTCTGATTGCTGCATCTAAACTCCGAACGATGGTCTATGAAGATCCGTTGGAGAGACGTAATGGATTGGATGTATATGAACAACCGATACCAGACCATGAGTATGTGATGACGGTTGACGTATCTAGAGGTGTTAGCAATGACTATTCTGCATTTGTTGTTGTAGATATTACCACAATTCCGTATAAAGTTGTTGCAAAGTATAAGAATAATAATATAAAACCTCTCCTCTTCCCAAATATTATAGATCCAGTTGCGCGAAGTTATAATAAAGCGTATGTACTATGCGAAGTGAATGATATTGGCGGACAGGTTGCGGATATTATGCAATTTGATCTTGAGTATGAAAATCTTCTCATGTGTGCAATGCGTGGACGTGCGGGACAAATTGTGGGTCAAGGATTTTCACACAAGTCACAGTTAGGAATCAAAATGACTTCTACTGTTAAGAAGACTGGATGTTCTAACTTAAAAGCATTGATTGAAGATGATAAGTTGCTAATTAATGATTATGATATTATCGCTGAAATGACAACATTCATTCAGAAGAAACAATCATTTGAGGCGGAAGAAGGATGTAATGATGACCTTGCAATGTGTCTGGTTATTTTTGCCTGGTTAGCTGTGCAAGATTATTTCAGAGAACTAACTTCTGATGATGTTAGAAAGAGAATCTTTGAGGACCAGCGCGAATCTATTGAAGAGGATATGGCGCCATTTGGTTTTATTCTGACTGGTGTTGATGATGAAGATACGTATGTAGATGAGGCTGGAGATGTTTGGAATAAAGTAGATGAATATGGAGAAATGTCTTATATGTGGGAGTATAAGTAATGGATGAGGAAAAGTCTTTTGATTATCAAGTCAATCTCACAATACAAGATATAAGATTATTACAACATTGTGTAATGAAAAGAATTGAGATGTGGGAGGGATATCCAAAGAGACCAGCTGAAGAACAAGAACATCTATGGTACTTGAGAAATTCTCTTAATAGAATTATATTAGACTATAACTACAGAGAACTATGATGGATATAGACGAAAATTTTTCTTTAGATCATTTGTTATTTTCCACTAGAACATGTAGAACTTGTGGCAAGGAGAAAGATTTGCTTACAGATTTTTACAAAATTAGAAAAAATAAAGTAACTCTCCCATCATCATATTCATATGAATGTAAAGCTTGCACTATAAAACGTGTGATGGATTCGAGAAGAAATGATAGACCATCACAGAATGACTATCCAGACTGGTAAAGGGTTCATGCATTGTTTTCCCTCTGAAGAAGGGGTAAATAATAAATAGTTTTGAGAAAAAAATCTCATAGAGGTATAAAACATGGCATTAGCTTCTCCTGGAGTACTAGTCAAAGAGGTTGATTTTACAGCAACAGTTAACGTAGCAGATCAAAATATTGGTGTTATTTCTATTGCTGCTGAAAAGGGACCTACTGATCAAGTAACTTACATCTCAAGCGAGAGAGAATTAGTAGAAATATTTGGTGAACCAAACAAGTACAATTACGAATCTTGGTTTGCTGCGAGTACAATCATCCAATACGGTGCTGTTGCTGCAGTCATCCGCCCAGTCGCTTCTGGTCTTGGATTAAATAACGCAAACATTGTAAGAGCTGGTACAAGTTTGACCAATCTCTTAATTAAGAACAAAGATGAATTTGAATCTGGTACTCCAGGTGCATATGAGTGGGCAGCAAGAACTCCTGGTACTAACTTCAACGGAATTTCTGTTGCGGTTGTTGACCACGGTGCAGACCAAAGAGTTACTGCAACTGGTCACGGTTTGACATCATCAGATTTAGGAAAGTATGTTCAGTGGACTACTGGAGGAGTTGTTTATAAGGCTAACGTATTTGCAATTCCAGATGCTAACACTCTAGATATTACTCTTTGGGATACAACAAAGAGACTAACTGGTACTGAAGCATTAGTTGAAGCAGATAGCACAGCAGTTGCTACAGTTTCTGCAATAGTATCTGATGATGTGTATGCTACACTAGAATATGCACCTGGACTTAAGTGGACTTCAATTGCTCCACAACCAGGAACATCTGCAAGTGTAAAAGAAGCAGGTGGTAAGTATGACGAATTCCACATTGCTGTAATTGATACAGATGGTATTTACAGTGGTGTTAAGAACAGTGTTCTAGAGACTCTTACTTTTGTATCTAAAGCATCTGATGCAAAATCTGATTCTGGTGATGCACTTTACTGGAATAAGGTAGTTACGAATCAATCATCATTTGTGTATGCCGGAAGTGAAACTTTCGCTGACTCTGGTGATCAACTAGCACTTGCTGGTCAATCTGGTACAGCAACTGATATTGGTGGTGCTCAACTAAATGCAACATTTAAGTTGTTCTCATTCTCTGGTGCATCTACCGAGTCACGTAAACTTGCTAGTGGTGCTGAGTATGATTGGGCAAATAGTGCAGCAGCGATTCAAGATGCTGTTGTTGATGGATACGATTTGGTAGAAGATCCAGAAATTTTTGGAGATATTGATTTCCTAATTCCTGGTAAAATAACTGCTTCTGCTGTTGTTAGACTAATTGCAATCGCTGATAAGAGAAGAGATTGTATTGTAGTTGCTTCTCCTGAAAGAAGTGATGTAATCAACTCAAATAGTTCTACCAAGAAGACTGACGATATCATCTCATTCTTCAAGACTCTACCAAGCACCTCGTACGCTATTTACGATTCTGGTTATAAGTACATTTATGATAAGTACAATGATGTTTATCGTTATGTTCCATGTGCTGCTGATGTAGCAGGTCTTTGCTTATCAACTACACTCAACTCAGAAACTTGGTTCTCTCCTGCTGGTTATAACAGAGGACAGGTTCGTAATGCAACCAAACTTGCATACTCACCAAGACAAGCTGAAAGAGATAGACTATACACAAATAGAGTAAACCCAATTGTTGCTTTCCCTGGTCAGGGTATTGTATTATTCGGTGATAAAACCGCTCTCGCATCTCCTAGTGCATTTGACAGAATTAATGTTCGTCGTTTGTTTATTGAACTTGAGAAGAACATTGCACAGTTCTCGAAATATCAACTCTTTGAGATCAATGATGAATTGACGAGATCTGGATTTAGAGCCGCCGTTGAACCTTATCTAAGAGGTATTCAAGGAAGAAGAGGTATCTACGACTTCTTGGTTGTTTGTGATACTTCAAACAACACTGGAGATGTTATTGACAGAAATGAGTTGGTTGCTGAAATCTTCATCAAACCAGCGCGTTCTATCAACTACATCACAATTTCTTTCGTAGCGACTAGAACTGGTGTTTCTTTCAATGAGTTAATTAACTGATTTCTATTTTTTCGACAAAACACTACTAGGAGACAACAAAAATGGCTAGAGGTATTTCAGAGTTTAAAACTAAACTAATTAATGGAGGCGCCAGACCCAATCTATTTCTGGTCCGCCTCAATTTCCCAACAACACTAAGTCAAATTGCTGACATCGAAGCAGTCGATTCATCAAATATTTTGACTGAAAGAGCAGAGTTTCTTGTAAAAACTGCTCAACTTCCTGCTTCAACAATCGGAACAATTGATGTTCCTTTCAGAGGAAGAATGCTAAAGGTTGCTGGTGACAGAACTTTTGAACCATGGTCCGTAACAGTCGTCAATGACGGCGAGTTCGGTATTCGTAAAGCATTCGAAACATGGTCAAGAGGTATCAATGCTCTAACTGAGAACGTATCGCAACTCGGTTATGGTGATGATAATCCTGGTTATTGTGTAGACCTTGAGGTATTCCAACTCAGCAGAGATAAGAAGACTCCAAACAAAACACCAACTAACATCACTGCTGCTGGTGTTGATGGTATGGATGTCGTCCGTGCATATAAGTTCTATGATGCATGGCCTTCTTCACTATCCGCAATTGATCTTTCCTATGAATCAAATGATCAGATTGAGGAATTCACTGTTGAATTCCAATACAACTACTACGAGGCTTCCAATCCAAGCCTTGATACTGGTGTCTGATAAATAGTAGGAAGAATACACGCATATTATACTATGTCCCAATTATTTGGATTTTCAATTGAGGAGCGTAAAAAGAAAGAAAAACTTTTTTCACCCGCTCCTCCCAATAATGATGATGGCACCTCCACAGTAGCTGCAGGTGCCTATTTTGGTCAGTATGTAGATATTGATGGAATTCCAAAGAATAATAATGACTTTGATCTGATCAAAAAATACAGAGAGATTGCTCTACATCCAGAGTGTGATAGTGCTATTGATGATATCATCAATGAATCTATTAGTAGTGACTTAGATTTTGCTCCAGTTAAAATTGAACTAAGTAATCTAGAAGTCAGCGAAAAAATTAAAAAACAAGTTAGAGAAGAATTTGATTATATTTTACGTTTATTGGATTTTGATAAAAGGTGTCACGATATTTTCCGTAGATGGTACATCGATGGAAGACTTCACTATCATAAGATGATCGACTTTGATAATCCTGCAGAGGGTATCAAAGAGTTGAGATATATTGACGCACTTAAAATTAAAAAAGTAAGAGAAGTAATTAAGAAAAAACCTAACGTCTCTCAAGTAGAAATAGGACCAGCGGGAGAAAAATATGATTATGGTGAAGTACTTGAATATTATATGTACTTCCCACACGGATATAAAGCAACTCAAGCAAAAGGATTAAAAATTGCTTCAGATGCAATTACATTCGTAAACTCTGGTTTGATGGATCATAATAGAAATAGTGTCCTATCATTCCTACACAAAGCAATTAAGGCGGTAAATCAACTCCGTATGATTGAAGATTCTCTCGTTATCTACAGATTATCACGTGCTCCAGAACGTAGAATTTTCTATATTGACGTTGGTAATCTACCAAAAATGAAAGCGGAACAATACCTTAGAGAGGTTATGAATCGCTACCGTAATAAGTTAGTTTATGATTCAAACACTGGTGAAGTACGTGATGATCGTAAACATATGAGTATGCTAGAAGATTTCTGGTTGCCTCGTAGAGAGGGTGGTCGTGGTACTGAGATTACCACACTTCCTGGTGGACAGAATTTAGGTGAACTAGAGGATGTCAAGTATTTCCAGAAAAAACTTTATAAGTCTTTGAACATTCCTCTTTCAAGACTTGAACAAGAATCGTCTTTCACAATCGGAAGAACAAACGAAATCACTAGGGACGAACTTAAGTTTGCTAAATTTGTTGGTCGTCTTCGTAAAAAATTCTCAGAACTATTCCACGATTTATTAAAAACTCAACTAGTTCTTAAGGGTATTATGACCCTTGAGGATTGGGATGATCTTAAAGAAAATATTCAATATGATTATATCTTTGACAACCATTTTACAGAATTAAAGAATAATGAATTACTAACAGAAAGATTAAATTCTGTTGGCTTGATGGAACCCTATATAGGAAAGTACTTCTCAGTGGAGTACATCCGTAAACAAGTTTTACAATTTACCGATGAAGAGATTGAAGAACTTGATCTACAAATAGATAAAGAAAGACAACTCGGAATTATTCAGGATCCCATGCAAATGATGGATCAAATGGGTGGAGAACAACCAGCGCTTCCTGGTGGCGGTGGTGCTGATGCGGAAGCAGGATCTGATTTAGATAGTGCTTTCTCTGCAGCTATCTCACCTTCTGATTATAACAAAGGTAATATTTGATAAATAATAAAAACTATCAGTTATTATGACTACTGTATCCCAAGAAATCGTTGATGCGATTCTAAATAAAGATAACATCAATGCGAATGAAAAAATTTATGATGCGCTTTATGGAAAAAGTTCGGAAGAACTAGAAGCCCGTAAAGTGCAAATTGCAAAACATTTTTTTGATCCTGATAAGTTAGACGATCAGGATACTGAAGTCAATTTAAAAGATGAGACTCCAGAAGAACCTGAAGCATCTATAGAAGAACCAGAATCAACTACAGAAGAACAATGAAACTTATCTCCGAAGAAATTGTAGACGTTAAATTTATCACCGAATCAAATGATAGTGGCAAAAAGTCACATTTCATTGAGGGTGTCTTCCTACAATCCGAAATTAAAAATCGTAATGGTAGGATGTATCCTTTCGACACTCTAAGTCGTGAAGTTGGTAAGTATAATGAAAACTATATTCAAAGAGGTAGAGCTCTAGGTGAGTTGGGTCATCCTGATGGTCCATCTATTAATCTAGATCGTGTTTCACATAAAATCGTTTCTCTCCAAGCAGAAGGTAGAAACTTCATTGGAAAGGCAAAAATTCTTGAGACCCCCATGGGTAGAATCGCAAAGAATCTACTTGATGAGGGTGTAAAACTCGGAGTTTCTTCAAGAGGACTTGGTTCTATTGAAAGAAAAGGCGACATGAACGTTGTTAAAGACGATTTTATGCTTTCTACTGCTGCTGATATTGTGGCAGATCCTTCCGCTCCCGATGCTTTTGTTGAGGGAATCATGGAGGGCGTGGAGTGGATTTGGTCAAACGGTGTGTGGCAAGAGTCACAACTCGCGAGATCAAAATCATATATTGATAATTCTCCGCAACATGAACTAGTAGAAAGACAATTAAAAGTATTTGAAAGTCTTTTACGTAACATTCAACTTTAATAAATATTATTAGAAAATACCATTTTCTTTAGAGGGAAACCCATGTCCGATAAAAATATTGAATTAGAAGAGTCTTCGGTAACTTCAAACGCAAGTGCCGCAGATCCAATGCCAAAGATTGATAACACTGTTCCAGGTCAGACTGGTTCTGCTGAAGATCTTGGCGGTCCGCTAACCAAAACTGCACCTGGAACAGAAGAAACTCCTGGTAAGAAAGTTTCTGCGAAAGCATCGAAAATTTCTAACAGAGTTAATCAAGGTGCTGGTGCTCCTGATCCAATGCCAACTCTCCAAGGTTCCGCACCTGGTCAAGCTGGTATGAAGGAAAGCGAAGAAGTAGAACCAGAAATGTCTATCGATGTTAAAGATGACGTTGAAGCACTTCTTCGTGGAGAAGAGTTCTCTGAGGAGTTCAAGTTTAAAGCATCAACAATCTTTGAAGCTGCTGTAAAGGCTAAAGTTGTTGAAGAAGTTGAGAAACTTGAAAAAGTCTACGAGGAGAAACTCGAAGCACAGGTTGCAGAGATGAAAGAATCTCTAGAAACCAAAGTTGAAGCCCACCTTGAGTATGCTACTGAACAGTGGGTTAATGAAAACAAGATCGCTATTGACAGCGGTCTCCGCAGTGACTTGACCGAAGAGTTCATTCTTGGACTTAAGAACCTCTTCGAAGAACATTATGTCGATATCCCTGAAGATAAGTATGATGTTCTCGGCGAAATGTCCGAGAAATTAGATCAAATGGAAGTGAAACTCAACGAGCAAATCGAGACAAACGTTGAGCTCAATCAGACGATCGGAAACTATATTAAAAATGGAGTAATTGCAGAAATTTCCGAGGGTCTTGCTCAGACACAAAAAGAAAAGCTTACCTCTTTAGCAGAAGGTGTTGAGTTCGTTAGTGAAGAATCTTATCGTGAAAAGATCGAAACGATCAAGGAAAATTATTTCCCTAAGACACAAGCATCTTCTACGGAAGATCTAGTCGAACAGAAGACTGAAACTACTGTTTCTGATCCTTCAAGTCCAATGGCTGCTTATGAAGCTGCCCTTAGAAGATGGACTAAGTGACATCTTTACTAAATAATCTTAGATTCCTAACATAACAAACAACTAGGAGAAAATCCAAAATGTATAATTCAGAATCCCTTCAAGAGAAGTGGTCTCCCATTCTTGAGTCCTCTGCTCTAGAGTCAATCAAAGATCCTCATAGACGCGCTGTAACAGCTGTTCTTCTTGAGAACCAAGAGCGTTTCATGCGTGAAGAGCGCGGAATGCTTGCTGAAGGTCCAACCAACTCTGCTGGTAACCTCGGTTTCTCTGGTTCAGGCGCTAACCCACCTGTTGCTGGTTTCGATCCAGTTCTAATCAGCCTCATTCGTCGTTCTATGCCTAAGTTGATGGCATACGACATTTGTGGTGTACAACCAATGTCTGGTCCTACTGGACTTATCTTCGCAATGCGCTCCCAGCGTGGTACTGACCGCGATGGTAACGGTGCGAATCCAAACGTATTCACCAACGAAGCATTCTATAACGAGACTCCAACTGGATTCTCTGCTAACGACGGTACGTATTCTGCTGCAACTGGCGAAGACGCAACTAACCCTTCAGTTCTTAACGCTTCTTCACCTGGTAACTATGCCGCTGTCGGTGGTATGGACACCGCAACTCTTGAGAGTCTAGGTGATGGCACCTCTGGAACTGAGTTCCGCGAGATGTCATTCTCGATCGAGAAAGTTGCTGTTGAAGCAAAAGGTCGCGCTCTAAAGGCCGCCTATTCACTAGAACTCGCTCAAGACCTCAAGGCGATCCATGGTCTTGACGCTGAAGCAGAACTTGCTAACATTCTTTCTGCTGAAGTTCTTGCTGAAATCAACCGCGAAGTCGTTCGTACTATCTACGTAACTGCAAAACCTGGTGCTCAGAACAACGTTGCTAACGGTGGTTCATTCGACCTAGACGTTGACTCTAACGGTCGTTGGATGGCAGAGAAGTTCAAAGGACTTATCTACCAGATCGAAAGAGATGCAAACGCAATCGGTCAAGAGACTCGTAGAGGGAAGGGCAACTTCATCGTCTGTTCTGCAGACGTTGCTTCCGCCCTTGCAATGGCAGGTGTCATGGACTACGCTCCTGCTCTTAATGGTAACAACGGTCTTGCTGGTGTTGATGACACCGAGTCAACTCTAGTTGGTACTCTCAACGGTCGTATCAAGGTCTACGTTGATCCTTATTCTGCTAACATTGCAGACGATCACTTCTATGTCATGGGTTATAAGGGTACTTCTGCTTATGATGCAGGTCTCTTCTACTGCCCATACGTTCCTCTCCAGATGGTCCGTTCCATCGGTCAGGATTCCTTCCAACCAAGAATTGGCTTCAAGACCCGCTACGGCATGGTCGCGAACCCATTCTCCCGTGGAACCACTCAGTCAAGCAACGCTCTCGTTGCCAACGCCAACGTCTACTACAGACGTACCCGCGTTCTCAACCTCATGTGATAAGAATTCACATAATTCTAGAGGGTCTTCGGACCCTCTTTTTTTGTATACATATACTAGAGGCAAAACTAAAATGCTAAAAACTCCAAGAGACATTGTAAATGAAAGACTTTCTTGGTCAAGTGATGTAGCAATAAAGAATCATTGTGTACATGTTTTAGAAACATATTTGAAAGATGAACCAACACTCACAGAAAAAGACCTCAGAGAAGCACTTGGTACTTATTTGATGGGTTTGGAATAAATAGTTAAAAAACGTTATGGCATATTTTGCTGAAAATCCAAACTGTCCATCTAACTTCTTGTCAGGAGTTGGATTTCAGTTTAGTTTGAAAAAATTGCCTGGAGTATCTTTTTACTGTCAGTCTGCTAATGTACCTTCCCAGAATTTAGCTGTTGCAACACAACCAACTAGATTCAATACTTTACCAGAACCAGGTGACGAAGTAAATTATGATGATCTAACCATCAGATTTTTGGTGGATGAGGATTTAAAAAATTACAGATCTATTCATAATTGGATTAGATATCTAGGTCACCCTGAGTCAGAAAAAGACTGGAGTACCTATTCTGATGGAGAATCATATCAAGAAAAACAATACAGTGATGGAGTATTGTTTGTTTTAGATTCTAATTTCAATAAAAAATTTAGAATTTATTTTAAAGATCTTTTTCCAGTATCTTTATCTGGTTTGAACTTTGATTCAACATATACAGATACAGAATACTTTGCTGTTGATGCTACCTTTAAGTTCACCATATTCGATATCGAGGAGGTAGGAGCGACTGGTTTTTTTACCGAACCTAGAGAAAAACCAACAATATCATTGTCTCATGTTTTAGATAGTTCAACTTTGTCTTTAACATGGACATCTGAAAATGCTGATTATGTAACCATAGATCAGGGAGTTGGTGAGGTTGCAACTTCTGGAACTGATGATATTGCAAGAACTACTGTTGAAAGTAGTGCTAATAATGGTTATATAACTTATACAGCAGTAGCATATGGCAAAGGCGGAACAGCAACTGCATCTACTGTAGTAAATGTTGCTAACCCAGTACTAAGCGAGAACATAACTTGCATAGCTATTATTGACGAAAATGATAACAATAGTCTTGCGTCTATGGAATCTAAATGGGCACAGTTTAGAACAAATTGGCCTAATAGAAAATTCTATCTACTGCAACCTGTAGGAGGTGGTTGGGGCAATCAACTCAATGTTCCAATAGATTTCCTAGAAACAACAGACCCATCAACGTATAACGGATCGAGGTAATTATGCCGCTTTTTAATTTAAGCATGAAACATGTTTTTCCTGGTAGAGGTAGTAGAACTCCAGGATGGGTATCTAACACGGCAAGTATGTTACAAGAATTTGAAAATTTTTATGAGAACTCGAATGATTTTAATGGACTACCAGATATTTTAAATCCAGCTAAATACACTTTAGATTTAATTTATGAACATATAGCTCCTGCAATGACACTTGTAGAATGGATTGAAGCTCAAGAAACTGGTTGGTCTGGACCTGGAGAGTCGCGAGAAAATGCATATCAAGTTTCCATAAATGATTCTCAAAAACAATTTGCAGTAGAAAATCTCGGTGGGGATGCATCACCAAATGCACTTAGGGAAGAGTACAAAAAGATGATGGCGGGATCTCCAACATTATCACATACATTTTTTAAATTAAATACTAATGATGCTTATGGGGGGGTGAATTGGACTGAAGAGGGTGAGCTAGAAATATACGATATATATAACTTTGAGGGGTGGGGTGACTTCGGTGCTTTTTGGGATATTAATGGAGACTGGAAAACACAAATAAAAGGTGTTGCAAAATTTCTGGCTGTTGGTATTTTTGGTAGGGCAGCAGCTGCTGAAAATATACGAGTAAGAGCAGCATTAGTTGCTATGGGATATAATCCAAGTACTGGTGAATTTTGGGATGGAGATCCTATATCTTTATACAAAGATGATCAACTTGCATTTACTTTATGGAGAAGAAATGAAGATGATGGAATTCCTGATTGGCCAACATTAACATATACAAGAAATTTGTATATTCAAGTTAAATTTACTCCAGAAGAAATATGTGCATATAATAAACCTTTGTTTCGAGATGCTGTCGCAAAAGGGTTTATAAAATTAACTCAAACTCCTGCTGGTAGTTGTGGACGTATCGCTAATGCTCCCGAATGTTTCGATGGATCAAATGCAACGTATGAAGTTGGAGCAGCACAACCACCACCGATACTGGGATTCCCATATTATCCACCAAATGTGATGACACTTTCATCACCGACGAATACAAGTTCATATAATTATGGAGCAAGTAATAGATATCCATCACCATACACTAGTTTTCAACAACAAATAACTAACAATTTAAATATTTTAGGTCCATATGCAAAATTGGGTGATATAACTGGTCGGGTAAGATTAATACTTTCGGGTGAAGGTGAAGGAGTTGGTCAGCCAGCATTTGTTGCTCAATGTTGGGATGAATTTGATGATGGACCAAATAATGTAGATGGAAATGGAGTTCAATATTTGTCAAAGAGTGATTGGTGGGATACATGCGATAAAGTAAAAGTCACCATGAGAGTTGCAATTTTTGATAACAATCCAATTCTTGTTCATATATTTGGTGAAGGTGGTGTTGAAGTTGCAGTAAAATCTTATAGTGGTCCAGCCGCAGATGATGTTTGGCAACCTACATATAACATATCCCAATCACCATTTGGTTCGGTATCTTTATCTGGATTGATTGGAATGGCAGCCATGGGTGCCACAGGATTTTTAGTATAGGAGATAAATTATGCCAGCAATTACATCTCAAAATAAAAATTACTTTAAAGGATATTTAAAGAGACATAGAAAAAAATTTACCAGTGATCTACAACTAATAAATTTATCCGATTTAACAGATGTTTTTGATCAATTAGATTCAAATTTAACTATAGGAACGCAAACTGTTAAGGTTGGATTATATGGAACAGAGTCCGATCCACCACTAGATATATCTTCACTAACAAATAATGAATTTTTATATTTACCTGCACAAGCTGGAGATGCTATTTTTCTAAAAACAGGTTATATAACAACTAAACTAACATACAATGGTCAAAATGCTTTTAATCATGTAAGATCGGACAACACAATTGCTTCATATGGAATTAATTCTCCTTTAACTATTGGAAACAAAACTATTGTAGCAAAAGGTTTTGGTGGAATATTATTGACCGTTGAAGATGCTCCAACATATACCATAACAGATAATGCTGTCGAAAATCCATCGTCCGATGGTGATGTTTTTGATATAATAGAAGGTGGGACTATAACATATACTATAACAACTACTAATGTACCAGATGGAACTGTTGTTTATTACACATTAGGTGGTTCTGTAGAAGCTAATGATTTTGTTTCTGCGACAACTGGTTCTATACAATTTCAAAATAATCAAGCATCACTATCTCTACAAACTGCTTTTGATCTTTCATCTACAGAAAGTGAAACTTTTTATCTACAATTAAGAAGTGTTGGTATCACTGGACCAGTAATTGCAGAAGGAAGAGAAATTACATTAGTTGATAAAGTTGTAACTTGTTCAATTGCAGAATCTGCAACAACAATTGCTGAAGGATCTTCTATTACATATACTGTCACCACATCTGGATTGGATGATGGCACAGTTCTAAATTTTCAATCATCAAATACATCTGATGTTGTTCCAGCATCTGGAAATATAACTATAAACAACAACACTGCATCATTTACGGTTACATCTACAGAAGACGTTTTTGTAGAAAGTGATGAAACATTTACTGTAGATGTAAAATATCTCAATAATGTTCTTGCAACTAGTAGTGAAGCAACTATTCAAAACACCACATCATATACTTTTGCTGTATCCGCATCAACAGTTAGTGAAAATAATGAAGTAACTTTTACTATTAATACTACTGGAATTCCAAATGGAACTGGATTAAGTTATGTAGCAAGTTTGAACAATATTGATCTTTCTCCAGCTGCCGGTAATTTTACAATTAACAATAATACTGCTTCTATAACAATAAAAGCATTACAAGATTTAAAAGTAGATAGTGGTGAAAATTTTTATCTTATTATTAGAAGTGGTGGTATTATTGTAGCAACTTCATCTACAGTTTCTATTACAGATACTCCATATACTATTACTGTAACTCCAGATCAACCATTTAATATAGATGAATCTATATTAGGTTCTACTACATCTACTACATTCACGATAACAACTACTGGAGTTGGGGATGGCACTGTTTTAAGTGTATTGCCTTCATCTGGAAATAATTTAGATATTAGTTTGTCATCTTCTTCTATAACAATAAACAACAACACAGCAACAGTAACCGCAACGATAGTTAGGGATGCAAGGACTGAAGGTGTTGAAACAATGAATCTACAATTCAACAACACCTCTGGAGATACAGTAATCACATCTCCAGTTATTACAGTTGCGGATACATCTTTTGTTGGATCGAGACAAGATAATAAAACATTTGGTCCTATTACTGTTAATAGGGATTGGAATGTTGAATCAAATGCTTCAGACTACTATACAATTTGTGGCCTAGATAGTGTACCAGATGGCGGAAAAATTGCTATCTTTGTTGATAACTCTGGTAGTATGAGAACCAGTACAGTTAGAGCATCTATCAACAAACTATTGCTTAGATTACAACCCAGAAACATTTCTATTGTAGTTGTAGAAAATCCTTCCGAAGACTGGATTTCATCATTTGATACTCCACTATGATCACACTTGACGATATTAAATCCCAATGGGCTGAAGACTCTAAAATTGATTCTGATTTACTCGATGAAGAATCACTAAAAATTCCACAACTGCATAGTAAATATCTCAAGTATCTTTCTGATGTAAGATTGTTAAAGGTCAAGAAAGATCATGAGTATAAAACTTTATTGAGAGATAAATTTGAATACTACACTGGTAAAGCAGAACCAAGTGTATATCAAGAAAAACCTTTTGATCTAAAAATACTAAAACAAGATCTAGGACTGTATATGGATTCCGATCCAGAATTACAGCTATTACAAACTCGTATAAATTATTATGAAGAAATTATGTTTTTTCTTGAGAAAGTTCTCCAATGTTTAAACAACAGAGGATTTCAAATCAAGAATAGTATTGATTGGCAAAAATTTATGCAAGGAAGTGTTTGATGACAGACGTAGTTATTCAGAAACGAAATGAAGTATATTTGACTGTTGAGTGTGAACCACATATCAAATACGAATTATCAGAGTATTTTACATTTGAAGTTCCAGGGGCAAAATTTATGCCCGCATATAAAAAACGGATATGGGATGGAACCATAAAGTTATTCAGTCCAGGTGACGGAAAAATTTATTGTGGTTTATACAAATATCTAACAGATTGGTTAGAGATAAGAGGATACACGTATGAGGACAAAGACAATAATTACTACGGATTACCAAATGAGTCAAATGATTTTATCAGTCCGCAAGGAGTAATCGATTACGTAAAACATTTAAACATTCCATTTAAAGTCAGAGATTATCAATATAACGCTATATACCAAGCTTTAAAATACAATAGACGATTACTTTTGTCTCCCACGGCATCTGGTAAATCGCTGATGATTTATTCGATTATACGGTATTTTGTCGCCAAGGGGTCAGACATACTAGTAATCGTTCCTACAACGTCTCTCGTAGAACAGCTGTGTGGAGATTTCGATACATATGGTTGGAAGTCAGAATCGTATTGTCATAAAATTTACGCAGGTAAAGACAAACAAACTAATAAACAAGTAACGGTAACTACTTGGCAATCTATCTACAAAATGCCAAAGAGTTACTTTGAAAAATTTGATTGTGTTATTGGTGACGAAGCACATCAGTTTAAAGCAAAGTCATTGATTAATATCATGACTAAGTTACACAACTGTAAACATCGTATTGGGTTTACAGGAACTCTAGATGGATCAAATACTAATCAATTAGTTCTAGAGGGATTATTTGGTCCTGTAAATAAAGTTGTCAAGACGAAACAATTAATAGACAAGGGATACTTATCTAAACTAAAAATTAATGTTTTATTGTTACAACATGAGTCTGGTTTATTTGACTCGTATCAAGAGGAGATGGATTATATTTGTACGTTAGAAAGAAGAAATAAATTTATTAAAAAATTAACTTTATCCCAAACAGGAAATACACTGATTTTATTTGCTTACGTAGAGAAGCATGGTCAGGTACTTTTTGATATGATAAATAGCAGCGTGGCTGACGGTAGAAAAGTATTTTTTGTCCATGGTGGAGTGGACACCGAAGATCGAGAAGAAGTACGTAGAATTACAGAGTCTCAAGATGATGCAATTATTATAGCATCTTACGGAACATTTTCTACAGGGATCAACATCAAAAGATTACACAACATTATTTTTGCATCACCTTCTAAATCTAGAGTTAGGAATCTACAGTCTATTGGTAGGGCTCTCAGAAAGGGAGAGAATAAAGATTCTGCACAACTCTTTGATATAGCTGATGATTTTTCACACAACGAAAGAAAAAATTACACACTAAATCACATGATAGAGAGAGTAAAAACATACTCTCAAGAAAATTTTAATTATGAAATTATTCCAATCAACTTTAGGAGAAAGGAGGAATGACAGACATGGAATTTGATACAGAATTTCCTGGTATCATGAAACTTATAAATGGTGAAGAGATTATTGGCAACGTATTAGTATGTGAACAGGAAAAAGGCTTTGTTATACAAAACCCATTCTCAATAGAAGAAGAATTAATTGAAACACCAGCTGGTGAAATGGTAAAGGTAGAACTAAGACCATGGGCAAAGTTTTCTAATGAAGAAATTTTCTTTGTGGAGAAACAAAAAACAATTACCGTATACGAAGCTGACGAAAGAATATTAAAAATTTATGATAGAACTTTACGTAAATATTTTACTGGAGAATCTAGTAATAAAGTGAATCTTGACGAAGAGATGGGATTCAAAACTAAAGTAAAAGATGCAAGGGAATCATTAGAACAACTATTTAAAGATAGCTAATTGTTCCCTTGAACCCTGACAGAGTTATTCTACTGAAATTTGAGCCACTTGTCAAGTTTTCAGTACCATGTTATACTATAACCACTTAGAAGAATAAAAATGTCACATGAAGAAAAAAGAGCACTATGTCAACAATAAAGAGTTTCTTGCAGCACTAATTGACTATCGTCAGGATGTTGCAATTGCAAAAGAAAAAGGAGAACCTAAGCCTAGAGTTCCAGAATACATTGGTGACTGTTTTTTAAAGATTGCAACCCACCTCTCTTATCGTCCTAACTTTGTCAACTATATGTTTAAGGATGATATGATTTGCGATGGCATAGAAAATTGTCTTCAGTACATCGATAATTTTAATCCAGAGAAGTCACAAAATCCATTTGCTTACTTCACTCAAATTATTTACTTTGCTTTCTTACGTAGAATTCAAAGGGAGAAGAAACAACTAGATATTAAAACAAGAATCCTAGAGAAGTCTGGGTTTGATGAAGTCTTCAGCGCTGATACATCTGCAATGGGTTATGATTCATCAACTATGAATAGCATTAAAGAGAACCTTGAAATTAAAGTTAATCGATGACAATTGCTCTAATTACTGACCAACATTTAGATGGTCGTAAAAACTCCCAGATTTTCTGGGATTACTTTTTAAAATTCTATGAAAATGTATTCTTTCCATCACTGGAAAAATACAAAGTAAAAACTATTATTGATCTTGGTGATACCTTTGATAATCGTAAAGGTATTGACCTTGGCGCTTGGTATCGTATTAAAAAAAATTATTACGATAAACTAAAAGAAATGGGTGTTACTGTCCATATGATTGTAGGTAATCATACGGCATACTATAAAAATACAAATGTAATTAATACACCAGAACTATTACTAGAACAGTATGATAATATTCATATCTATAGTGAAGTTGAAGACATAGTTATTGATGGTTTGAAGATTACAATGCTTCCTTGGATTAATTCTGAGAATGAAAAATCTGCATTTGATCATCTGAACAAAACTGATTCAACTGTTGTGATGGGTCACTTAGAAATCTCTGGATTCCAAGCAATTCCAGGACATATATTTGAGGGTGGATTGCAACCAGATGTGTTCAAAAAATTTGATAATGTATTCTCTGGACATTTTCACCATAAATCAGAACGTGGAAATATTAAGTATCTAGGAAATCCATATGAATTATTCTGGAATGATTATAGAGCTGAACGTGGATTTCATCTTTTAGATCCCAAAACAAAAAAACTTGGGTTTGTAAAAAATCCATATAGGATGTTTAGAAAACTTTTTTATAATGATGCTCAAGAAAATTATGACAACTTTGATGCATCAGAATATAAAAACTCATATGTAAAAGTTATTGTTGAAGAAAGATCAGATAACTATGTGTTTGAAAAAGTAATTGAAAAATTATATGATGTTGGTATTCATGATCTAAAAATTATTGAAGATCAAAACTTCATGTTCTCCGATGAATCCGAATCTATAGAGAGTGAGGATACCCTTACCATATTGAGTAGATATATAGAAGAAACTGAGATTAATCTTGATAAAGCAGATCTTAAAAATATTCTAAAATCAATCTACGTAGAAGCATGTGAGGTGCAGTAATGTTTATACTAACTCTAAAAGACGGTAAAGAAGAAGGTGCATATGCTGTAGAAACAAAAGATGGTGACAAGGTTCTCCAGATATTTGAAAACTCAGACGATGCCGAGAGATATATTGGTCTTTTAGAGGCAGATAACTTTCCTTCACTTCATGCAATTGAAATAGAACCAGAACAGGCCATTGCGGCATGTGATAGATTCGGGTATAATTATGTGATCATAACTCCCGAAGACTTCGTAATCCCACCAAATTTCCAGTCATATGATTTTATTTAAGAGTGTAACATATAAAAACTTTTTAGCATCTGGAAACAACCCCATAAAAATTGACTTGAATAATCATGGATCTACTTTGATTATCGGTCAGAATGGTGCTGGTAAAAGTACTATTATTGAAGCACTTGTATTTGCTCTGTTTAATAAATCTTTTCGTAAGGTAAATAAAAATCAACTTATCAATACTATTAATGAAAAAGACTGTGTTGCTGAGGTAGAGTTTTCTATTGGATCCGTTGAGTGGAAAGTAAGACGTGGTATCAAACCAAGTGTATTTGAAATATACAAAAATGGAACTCTTCTAAACCAATCATCTTCTGCAGTTGATCAACAAAAATGGTTTGAACAATCTGTTCTTAAATTGAACTATAAATCATTTACGCAAATTGTAGTTCTGGGGTCTTCTACATTTGTTCCCTTTATGCAGTTACCAGCTGCTTCTAGGAGAGAAATTATTGAAGACCTATTGGATATTCGTATCTTCTCTACGATGAATGTAATCTTGAAAGACAGAGTTAAAACTTCTACAGAAGAACTCAGATCTTTTGAAACACAAATTTCTTTTCTCAAAGAAAAAGCAGATATGCAACAGTCTCACATTAAGTCATTGGAGAAGACTGCAAAGAAATCTATTTCTCAAAAAGAAGATAAAATTATTGAACTTCAAGAATCTGTAGATAATATTAATGAAGAGATTACAGGTCTGTATCAAAAAATTGAGAAGGAAAATAATAAATTAAAAAAGTTTGATGGTATAGAAAATAAAATTAAGAAGCTAGAAAAAGAAATTACAACACATGTAAACTTAATTTCTAGGACGGAAAAAGAACAAGACTTTTTTAAAATTCATGATAAGTGTCCTAAATGTACTCAGGTCTTATCTGAAGAATTAAAAGAATCTCAAGTCAGTGAATGTCTTAATATTATTGAAACATCTAAAACTGCTGTAGATAAATTTAAAAGTCAACTAGACAAGACTACATCAATCCTTCAAAAACAAGCAAATATAAATGGGAATGTTGCAGATTTAAATTGGTCAGTAAAATCAAAGTTGAACGATATCAAATCTTCTACAAATCTTATCAAAGAAATTAAAGGAGAAATTGAAACGCTTAAAAATGACAATGTAGATATTGCAGGAGAAAAAGAAAAATTGAGTGCGATTGCTACTCAGGGAGTTGAGGTTCAAAAAAATATAGTTGAACTAAAAAAAGAACGTAGAAACTATGATTTAATTTCTACTCTGTTGAAAGATGGTGGTATTAAATCAATGATTATTCGGAAGTATCTTCCAGTAATGAATCAGTTAATTAATAAATATCTTCAAGCGCTTGATTTTTATGTAAATTTTACATTGGACGAAGAGTTCAGTGAAAGCATCAAGTCTAGGTATCGTGATGATTTTACTTATGCATCTTTTAGTGAAGGTGAAAAAATGCGTATTGACCTTGCTCTAATGTTTACGTGGAGATCTGTTGCTAAATTAAAAAACTCTGCAAATACAAATCTTTTGATTTTAGATGAAGTATTTGATTCTTCTCTAGATGTTGCTGGTACTGAGGATTTTCTGAGAATTATTCGTGGTATATATGAAGACACAAACATTTTTGTGATTTCTCATAAAGGTGAAATACTTCTGGATAAATTTGATAGAGTTCTTAAATTTGAAAAAATTAAAAACTTTAGTAGGGTATCAGTATCATGATAGAAAAATTTAAAGATTTTTTTGTTGGAACTTTTGATAACTATAGTCAGTCTTTTGCTAGACCATTGTTATTCTCACCAGTTCATTTAATCCATAAACAAATTGGTGAGAATTGGTTTTATGGTGAACAGCAAAACATATTTAAAACAAAACCTTATAGACAATTTGTTATTGAGATAATAGAATCTGATAATAAAATAATTACAAAAAATTATAAAATTGATAATGAAAAACATTATCATTTGAGAAACATGGATTCTATATTTGATAGTTTAATATACACAGAAAATTGTGATAGAATTTTTACTTTAGATAAGGAAGTCTTTACTTCAAAAATGACTAGTTGTGATTGTATTGTTGATTGGAAAGGTCAACAAACATATGTTGAGAATAGCAGTATACTTAGTGAAGATGTATATAAGATATATGATAAAGGTTTTTCTGTAGAAACGAAAGAATACGTATGGGGCTCTGAACATGGACATTATGATTTTGTGCGGTCTGATAAGGAACCCTTATTGATCAGCCCTTGACCACCGCTGCGTGGTGTGGTATGTTAGCCATATACCAAAGGAACCTACATGTCTACCACTGAAGTCAAAAGCAATCTTGCTAAACTGCTCGCAACCGAGAACCTGACTGTGGAACATGCTAATGTTCCCACAGCATCTTTTAATGTGGAAACAAGGGTTTTGTATCTTCCAACGTGGGATAATATTACTAATGAAATTTATGATCTTCTTGTTGGTCATGAAGTAGGACACGCTCTCTACACTCCTCGTGATTATAGTTTGTCTCATGACTTCCCTCGTTCTTATTTGAACGTGGTTGAAGATGCTCGTATTGAACGTAAAATGAAACAAAAATATCCAGGTCTTGTTAAGTCATTCTTTGCTGGATATACTGAATTGAATGATAAAGATTTCTTTGAGATTAAAGATATTGATGTATCAAAAATGCTCCTGATTGACAGGATTAATTTGCATTTCAAAGTTGGTATTCATAATGTTTCTACTATCATTCCTTTTATTGAAGAGGAACTGCAATTTGTAGAGATGGTTTCGAATGTAGAAACATTTGATGATGTGGTAGATGTTTGTCAAAAAATTGCAGACTATGTTCGTGAAAGTAAAAAACAAGAGAAGGTAGAGGATATAAAAGCTGATACCAATGAGAACCCTGGCATGGGTGGTGGTGACGTTATTGAGTCCGAACAACAACAGGGAATGGAATCGGAAGATCAATCTGATGACTTTGATGATGCAAATGATTTTGATGATTTTGATGATGAAGATGGTGATTTTGATCTCGATGAAGAATTAGAAAGTGCTTCTACAGATGAAGCATGGTCTCGTAATCAACGTAAACTAATTGATGAGAATTCTCTTCAGCGTCTTTATCTGACTCCTCCTCAAGTTGACTGGGAAAAATTTATCACAAATATTGAAGAGTTTTCTTCTGACATGGATTTTGTTTTTGAAGACATGAGTAAGAAAAATAGTTTCTTTGCAACTTCTTTGGAGATGTGGCGTAAAAGTTACCTTGAGTTTAAAAAGGAAAGTAATAAATCTGTCGCATATCTAATCAAGGAATTTGAAATGAAAAAACGTGCTGATGAATATGCACGTTCTAGTACTTCTAAAACTGGAGTAATTGATACTAATAAATTGTTTTCTTATCGTTGGACTGAGGATATCTTTAAGAAAACATCTGTAGTCCCTACAGGTAAGAATCATGGATTGATCATGTATGTTGATTGGTCTGGATCTATGTCAGATACTTTGGAAGCTACAATTAAACAGTTGATTAATCTAATTGTTTTCTGTAAGAAAGTAAGTATTCCATTCCAAGTATTTGCTTTTACTGATCGTAATACTTCTGATTACTATGATGTTTTTGCTAACAATACTCATCATGAAATTGCAGTCTACAAAAAATTCTGTTTGGTAGAAATGTTTAATTCAGATATTAAAGGATCTGAATTTGAAAAACAAATCATGCGAGTTTGGAATCTTACTCAGATGATTAAGTATCGTGGGTTTGACGGTGATTATCGTAAGTACGAACTTGGAAGCACTCCTTTGAATGATACTATTTTTGCTGCAATTCATGTGTTCA